TCGTGGAATGCCATAATGACTGACAAACAAAATACCCTGTTTTTCTTCTCTGACCGTTTCTACACCATGCCGGGTGACAGCTACAGCTTTGGTATCGTGGCTGCGAAGGACACCGCCGAAGCTAAGCTGATGTTGGGCACCGAGCTGGTCGATGGTTTGCCGTTGGGTAAAACCGACGTTAGTGGTCAGGTTCTGTGCGCTGAAGAAATTCGCCACATCGACCCGCGTACCGATAGCGTCGCTAAAACCGTTACCGCCGAGCTGTGGAAGCTGAACGACGGTGTGGATGTTTCTGAGCGTGTGAAGTACCTGCGTGAAACCATTTCGAAAATGCAGGGTATTGATTGCAGCAATCTGGAAGTGGACTTCACTCGCTGTCTGCGTATTCCGGGTGGCTGTACCAGCACTGGAAGCGACCTGTGGCGTATCATGGTGAAACACCCAGACTTCCCGAACACCGTACCGATCATGTTGTCTGCACAGGGCGACGGTTCCATCACCGGCAACGACGATGTTAACTTCACCAAACTCGGTGAGAGTGAAGAATACACCTACCACGAAAACGTAGACCGTGTTCTGACGCCTGAGTGGCTGTTACTGGACTTGTTGGAACAACATGGCCTGACCCCAGAAGACTGGTACGTTATCGCTGGTACAGCGCGTGCAGCAGCGTATAGCGCCACTCCGGTTGATGGCTGGGAAGAAGTGAACGAAGTCTACGGTCAGAACGAAAGTGCGCACGTCATTCGCTTCTGGTTGAATCCAGATTGGCAGAACCTGATTGTGGCAGCGGTTGCGAAGCTGGTTGAATCCATGCCGAAAGAACCACTGCCAGAAAACCTCGCTGAAGAACTGGCGGGATCTGAATCTGCGGACGAAGCCGCAAAATAACTTAACTGAAAGGTGAATAAAGTGTCTAAGACTCTAATCAATTACGATTTAGTAGTGCAAGAACTTTCCAAAGGGTTGGAACCCCTCGATGGTGAAATGGCGTTAACCGTTAATTACATTCGCTACTTGGCCATCAGTGAGTTTAGAACCCTCCGCTACGGCAGTGGGCGGCAGAAGGGTGCCACAAGCCATATAGTCGATCTCATCGGTAAGCATGAGGGTCCGGTGTTATTCCTTACACACGTAACACCTTTGCGTGATGAATATATGCGGCGGCATCAGTTAGCTTATCCCGACAACAACAATGTCACTTCTCTGTGTGGCTATTTCCCAGAGAACTGGCAGGCTGATAAGTTCAGTCTCGTTGTTATTGATGATGCGGGGTTCTTCTTCAACAAATTCAGTTACGGTAAGATTTTCCGTAGCTTAGCCGACGCTGTTACCGACGATGTGGTCATTCATTTAATTAACTGAGGTCTGTAATGTCACAAGTAGAAAAAGAGAAGCAAGTTATCACCAAGGAAGACACCGGGTCTCTGGACGACCTGTTCGGTGGTGATATTCCGGGCGTAGATGAGAACGCAGTAGTTGAAGGCGGTGTCGATGCTGGCGCTGAAGACGACAACTGTGCAGGCGGTGCCTGCAAAATTTAACATGAGCGGGTGTCCTTATGGACACCCCTATTTCATTTTTTAAGGACTATCAGAAATGCAACAGACTTTCGAACTGCCAATTGAGCACAAATCTATTATCCTGAATGCTGCTATTTTGGATTTCGTTATGCCTCAGTTGGCGGCGGTAGGTAAACGGATGTCTCGCATTACCCGCCTGGCGCTCAGCACCGAATCCCCGATGACGCTGGTTAACGGCTATACCTTCGAAGGTGAACCTGCTGAGTTCCACGCACCATTGCGTTACCACACCAGTCTGGATTTCCACAAAGACCCAGTATTCCACAACCGTATCGTTCCACTGTTCCGAGTATCGCAGTGTGTGGCCAAAGTTATCGGCTGGTCAACCGATCGTGGTATTCTGGAAAACGGGCGTTGGGATTCACAGGGCACTAAGCTCTATGAAGAAGATGGTGAAGCGGCTACCGGTGTAGGTAAAAACAAAAAGCGTCTGATTATCGACGGTATCGGCGATGCGCTGGTTGTGCTGGTCAATGTACTGGAACTGACCAGTATCGACTCTGCGGAAATCGCACACATTTATCAACTGGTACGCGACACCAAAACCGTAGTGGATAATCCACACTACCATTTCCACAAAATGCGTAAGAACCTGACCGAAGTGGTTGATGTGGTTTACGAATGTGAAGCTATCGACTCGCCGAAGAAAGTGGAACTCGGCCGCTTAACGCATGACGAACGTCAGCAGATGCTGGGCCACGCACAGCAAGCGATTCACCACGCCAACCAACTGGCGCGTCATTACGACTACTCGCTGGATGAGTGTTTCTCTCTGGCGTGGGATGAAATCAAAGACCGTAAAGGTTTCCTGAACGCTGACGGTGTGTTCATCAAAGAAGCCGACGCTTAATTCACGTCCACTAACAATGCAGGAGTAGGACAATGGAATACCAATTATTTCTCATCACGAACGACTTCACCAAATCTAATGTGGATGAATCGTTTCATGCCACGGTAATTGCCCCGACGGAGGCGGCAGCACGTTGGATTGTTGCTCAGCAATGCACAAGCCTCGCCATGAGCGAGGTGCAAGCTGCGGTAGCTTTTGCAGTGGGTAAGATTGAAGCCCCTGCCGAGGGAATAATTTCGTTCGAATATGGAAGACGTAACCGCTTCCCGGTGCTCAGCCTCGATGAATATAAACTCCGTGACGAGTTTATTGAGGTTGAGTTACACGGTGGTATTCAGCCGACGCAGAATATCCATCCGCCGGTGCCGGGTGCGATCGTCAAATGCTTCGCCAGCAAAGAACACCCACGTATTGTGCTGATTCGTAGCACACTCAAGACCAAGGTACCAACGGTCATTGAAGAAGTGGGTGTGACGAATGAAGCCACATCGATTCAGCTCTACACGGTTCACTCCCCGACGGCATACACCGAAGTTCCAAAAGGTGAGGTCTTTACCACCGAATACATTAACCTGTTTGGTCGTGAGGATGTGTTGCTGTTCCGCTCGCTGATTATCCGTAATACGGAATTGGCGTACCAGAACAAGCGCACGGAAGAACTGTTGCATGAACTGCAATCTTTCTTCACGGAAGGCGGTGACCGTAATAGCATGGACACGGGCATCAGTTACTATCCGGGTCAGAAGCTATCAGTTACCGATTCCAGTAAACTGGTGTTGTGGGTAATGTCGCTTCCGCAGGTCATCACACTCGACCGCACTATTGCGGAAGATAGTCTAAAGCCGATTGCAGGTACCAACTGCCACACCCTGAAAACGGGAGAGTAGCATGTTTGATATCAACATCGTCGATTCTGGCGACGATTTGTTTGCAGTCCAGTTAAACGGTAAGACGATTGCGGTTTGCGATGAGACACGCGCTAACTTCTGGCGGTGTTGTACCCAACCGGATAAGGTTTTCGTTAGTTGTGATGTTGGTGTCTCCTTTGGTGAAGAACCGTTGCGTCTGTGCAAGTTCCGCATCACGGAAGCTGAGATGCGTTCGTTCCTCAACGAGGTGATTTACACGTACGACCATCTCGATCATGATAACCATGTGGGCTGGGTAGAGATTGACCCGACCATCATGCGTACGTTACGGCAGGGTGCTGAGGAGATTGTTGAATCACAAAGCATGTGGCTTGACGAAGATGACGTGTACCCGAAAGGTGTGCCGTTTATCCTTATCCATCCCGACCGCAATACCCGCACAGGTGAAGTCTTCATCGAACTGATGTTTATCGAAATGCCGGAGAATGACAATGTCGAAGAAAAAGAACCATCTGACCTTTAATGCGGATAGTCAGACTATCAGCGTAAACGGAAAGAACTGGGGGAACCTTGGTTTGGCCGCTTGGGTATTGGAGCGACTGGCTAATCGTTCTGCACGTTTTGATGGGTTGGATTTCGTTGTCATCGATACCCCCATTACGTACGGCGCATGGCAGGACTTCCACGCTATCGAAATGTATAGCGCCATTCCGAATATGATTGT